TCGCACAAGAAGTCATTGAGGAATGTGCAGCTTTTCCTTATGGAGACCATGATGATCTAGTGGACTCAATGACCCAAGCTGTAATGAGGTTTAGACAGGGAGGTTTAATAAATCACCCTGAAGATTATGAGGAGGATAAAATGCCTCCACAACAGAGGACTTATTATTAATGGAATATTATGAAGATGTAATTGATGCTTACGAAAGTGGTGTAGGAGTAGAACCAGGAGAGTCCTTGACTGATTACATAAAAAGAAATAATATAAATATTATTGAAATGGATACTTTTAGACTAAAAGATTCTGGAAGATCCAAAGAGGCTAACGGAGGAATTATGAGAAATTTTTATGCAAACGGTGATGAAGTTGAAGAGTTTCAAGAAGAAGACTTAGATACAATTGAATTAATGAAAGACCAAGGCGTGCCTATGGGTGAACAAGTCAGGGCTCAGGATTCAGGCATCATGCAAATGGCAGATAGAGATCCTATGTTAGAGGACGAATATAATAAATACAGATTCGAAATGTTAGAGCAAGGTTTAGACCCTATGGATTTTGATAGTTTTAGAAGAGAAGCTATGAGTGATCAAGCAGCAATCGATCCTAGAATTAGAATTGAAAAAGTTGTAGAAGAATTTATCAGAGAAAAAGGACGTAAGCCAAATTCATTAGATGAACTAAAAGAATTTTTTGAAATGAGAATGGGTACAGCTAGAAATCCTGGAATGGATGTTGTTAAAGAATTAGTTGAAGATGATAAAACTAGAATTACTTTAGCTGGCGGAAATTTAGTTGGAGATCAAGTTAAATTAGATATGGATAATGATGGAGACATCGGAGCTGATGATCTTGCAGAGTTACGAAAAAAAGCACAAGTAGGCGGACTAGCAGCAATTCTAGGAGTTTAAATTGAAACTTCACGAGTACAACGAAATGATGTCGTATCTGGTACGACGTGAGAAATTTGCCGACGGCACACCTCCACCAAAAAAACCTTACAGCGCAGTTCAGTTTAAAAATAAAGCAGACACTTTATTACAAGGTGTATATGGAACTGGAAAATCTTCTAATGCTTTTCTTGTAGATTTAATGCAGAAAGAATTAGACAAAGCTGTCACCGAAGGTGTTGTTACAATGCAAGAAGGTCTTGAGTTTATTAAAAGCAGAAAAAAATATTACGACGATTATTTAAAAGAACAAAGTAAAACCACTGATGGTCCTATCGGCTTACCACAAATAGAAGAGAGAACTGAACTTGCTATTGGAGGAGGAGCTATTAAAGGAAAACATTTAGGAACACGTGAAGGATTTGGAAGACCTAGAACATATGATCTTGATGCCATAGAAAAAGCTATTATAGAAGCTAATAAAGGATTGAAATACATATCTCAAGATGAATTAGGAGAAAAATTTGGTTTAAAAAATAGAGGTCATTTATCAACAATTATTAAAAGACAAAATTTACCTGATTTAGAAAGTTACGCAACTAAAGCAGAAAAAGCTTTTTTAGAATTATTTAGTGATCCAAATAGAAAAGCTTCAGAAGTTGAAAAACCTCTTTACAAAATAAAACAAATGATTGGAGGTCATAAAACTCGTGTTGACAATAATCCAGATAGAGTAAGAATTGACGATATAAGTAAAGCTTTAAAAAATTCTAAAATTCTAGATTATAAAAAAGAAGTAAAACCTATAATTGATAAATTAAGTAGTTCAAATTTTTTAAAAAATATCAACTCAGATTGGACTATTGGAGATGTGGAAAACTCTATTCAAAGTAATAGTATGTTACGTTCACCTAAAACTGATGCAGAGCGTTTAATGGATTACGTAGTTCGTAATCAAAAAATGTCTAAAGGTAATACAGAATTTAGTATTTACGATAAAAAAAATTTAAATAAAAGAATTACTGATTTATCAAAAATAGATGCTTATCAAGATATTGTTTTTAAAGATGGTAAAGGAAAAGTTTACGACATGGATTATATAAAAACAAAAGGAAGAAGTGATCCATTATTTAAAGAGTATTTTGATTTACAAGATAAGTTGTTCGATATGAAAAACAGAACTACATGGCCAGATGGTTCTGATATTATTGATCCTAAAACAGGTAAGAAGGTAAACTTTGGAATATACTCAGGGCAAATGTATAAATATGGATATGGATATAAAAAACCTTTTCAAAGATTTGCATATGATATAGATCACATAGAAGGAGTTGGAAAAAACCCTTTTAAAAATCTTACAATACTTCCTCAAAGAATTAATGTGGCACTAGGAAGTACCACTAGATTAAATAATCCAAGTGTAGCTGATAAAGTTGGTCAAGATTTTTTTCGTAATTTATCTGTTGATGATCTGTTGATGCAAGAAAAAGATTTAGGTAAAAAAATATTATTGTTTGATGAAAAGGGTGAGCATGTAGGTAAAAAATTAAAACCTTCTTACACAGCAGCCAAAGAAGAGATTATAAGAAAAGAAGATGTATTAAATAAAAAAAAGACTTCTAAAATAAGTGATTTAAAAAATATCGAAGGTGTGACCACTGCAGATAAAGTAGAGCAACCAGAAAAATCTAAAATAAGAAATATGTTTGATTCTTTTAATCAAAAAATAAAAAATGCAGGTAACGCTTATAGAAGTATTAGACCAGGTATTGATGCGCTTACCACTGCCTTTCCTGGTAAAGCAGATAATGCAATAGCCGCTGCAATAGACTTTCCAATGATGTATATGTCTGGAGCACCTTTTTCTCAAGCTGCTGCAAGTGCAGGATCTATGTTTATGAACAATCCTAATATTGGTAAAATGGCAAACGTTGCTTTAGAGCAAGCTGCACTAAGTGAAGAAGAACAATTTTTAAAAAATGCAATGGAGAGAAAACAAGGCCTTGAATCTATGCTGGAGAATATTCCTACAAGATTTAAAGAAACGATAGAAAAAAACAAAGGTGTAAAAGATGAGTTCGAAGAATTTGTACCCTAAGAAATGGCTCCTGCCGCCTGAATCAGGACCCACGCCTCAAGGGTTGAATATTAACTATAATACTGTTAAGACAGTGAAACTGGAGAAAATAAAAAATGGCAGACAAAGTAGACAAGTCCCTGACGCAAGGTCCAAGAGGCTCGGCGGTTATACCGGGTGAAGAACAAATCACTGAAGCGATTCAACAAGAAGTAGTAGAAGAGCAACAGGCACCAGGGCCCATAGAACAAACAGAATTAGAAGATGGATCAGTACAAATAGATTTTGATCCAGCGGCAGCTCAACCAGAAGGTGGAGATGAACACTACGCAAACTTAGCAGAGTTTCTACCAGAGAATGTTTTACAAGAGATGGGCTCAGACCTTTCTCAAAAATATCAAGATTATCAAATGGGTAGAAAAGAATGGGAACGTTCTTACACTCAAGGTTTAGATTTATTAGGTTTCAAATATGATATGAGAACAGAACCTTTTCAAGGAGCTTCAGGTGCAACTCACCCAGTTCTTGCAGAAGCGGTTACTCAGTTTCAAGCTTTAGCTTATAAAGAATTACTTCCAGCAGATGGTCCAGTTAGAACAGCTGTGATCGGTGCACCAACTGAAGAAAAAGCTAAACAAGCACAACGTGTTAAAGATTTTATGAACTACGAGCTCATGGAAAAAATGAAAGACTATGAGCCCGACTTTGATCAACTGCTCTTTTATCTTCCTCTTGCAGGGTCAGCTTTCAAGAAAACTTATTACGATGAGTTGACTAAGAAAGCGACATCAAAGTTCGTACCGGCAGATGATTTGATTGTACCCTACACGGCTACCTCATTAGACGATGCAGAGGCAATCATCCATCGGGTAAAAATTTCTAAGAACGAATTAAGAAAACAACAAGTAGCCGGTTTTTATTTAGACATTGAATTAGGGGATCCTACTCAAGAATCAGATGACGTTGAGAAAAAAGAAAGAGAGTTAGAAGGTCAAAGAAAAACTCAAGACGATGATGTCTACACTCTTTTAGAATGTCATGTTAATTTAGATATAGAAGGTTTTGAAGACACTGATGATACAGGTGAACCTTCAGGAATTAAAATTCCATACATCGTAACAGTTGATGAAGGAACAAGAAATATTTTATCTATTAGACGTAACTATGAAATAGGTGATCCCGACAAAAACAAAATTCCTTACTTTACTCATTTTAAGTTTCTTCCAGGACTAGGGTTTTATGGCTTTGGTCTAATACATATGATTGGCGGATTGAGCAGAACTGCAACTGCTGCACTCCGTCAGTTATTAGATGCAGGAACTTTATCTAACTTACCAGCTGGATTTAAAATGCGTGGTATTAGAATTAGAGATGATGCACAATCAATTCAACCAGGTGAATTTAGAGACGTAGATGCACCGGGTGGAAATCTAAAAGATTCATTCATGATGTTACCATTCAAAGAACCATCAGCTACATTACTTAACCTTATGGGTATAGTAGTTAATGCTGGTCAAAGATTTGCATCGATTGCTGATCTACAAGTTGGTGATGGCAATCAACAAGCTGCAGTTGGAACTACAGTTGCTTTACTAGAACGTGGTTCAAGAACTATGTCAGCTATTC